TGTTCGTGACTGGAGTTCAGACGTGTGCTCTTCCGATCTGGACGAAGGAGAATTCACGAACCTCCTTGTCGGTCATGCCGATTTCGGCATCCTTAGCCTGAATGGGCTTTTCTTCAACACCCATCTTCTCCAGAAGGGCAGAGCGAAGCTCTTCAAGACCACGGGAGTTAGAAATAAACTCCTGGGCCAATTCGATGTTCTTGGTGCGTTGGCCAAGAGCCATCATTTCGGCTACTTCCTTTGCCTTGGCCTGAGCGGCCTCAGCGCGGATAGCCTCAATATTGAGGTTTTGATCCACGGTGTTAACTCCGTTGGGTTGACTTTGCACGGCTGAGGCCGTAGCAGTGCCTTCATTATGAGAGAAAGCACGTCCCAGGCCAACTGAATTGTCAGCCGGGATAGTGACCAGACTTATTTCGAAAGGCTGGTATTTGGTGGCACGATAAGTCACGGGTGACGTGGACTCGTCGGCCTCCATTTCGTCAATCTTGTAGCCAAAACTGACGTTGCGAATGATCCCATCACGGATGAGATCTTGCATTTCGCGACCAAGCTCGTTATTGGCAAGCTTGACCTTTGCGTATGCACGCTTGTTTTTGATATATGCCTTTTGAACTACACCAACGATGCGGTCAGCATCATGTTGATAAAGCAAAGGTGCGCCATCATTTAGGCGTGCAAGATCCATGGATTTGGTATCCATGTTGAGGACTTCCATGCCGTAATAACGCTCGACAGGCGCTTCACTGGCAAAAGGAAATTCAATGGTGCGATCTTCTTCGTTGTAGGAACGAAAATCAACACTCAGCGCACGCTTAAGAGTTTTGCCCTCGTAAAAACGCAACGCTGCGATCTTGGTCAACGTAGAAAAACGATGGCCGACCAACCTATCGCTTGGTTCGTAACCATCACCGTTATCGCGATAGACGCGGATCAAGGCAGCGGGATCTTCCTCGGATGCATTGATAGTGAACGATGAATCGGGAACGTCGATCGGCTCACTGCGGGAAATACGAGTGATCTTGCCCCGTGCCGTTCCACCGCTGGAATCCCACAAAACAAAATCACCGACCTTCAATGCATCAGCAGCAGCTCGGTCTTCTACAACCTCAGGCAGCTCTTCAACAATTTCAGGTGCTTCCACTTCAGGCTCAGCAACAGCGGCCGAACGCACTTGGACACCAGTTGGCGCAAAGCCGCGTGCCTCGCGTTTCATTAGATCCACAAATGGACTTCGCATTAGTTTAGATGTTTTTACTCGGGTTCCTGCTCATGTTGAGTCGGATGCTGAGTAGGGGCAACTTCGTTGAATTGAGTCGCACCGTTTAGTGATGTTTGAGAGGGGTCAGTGTCGAGGATGATGTTGAGTTCATCGGCAACCGCCAATTCATGCTGCCGTTGACGCATTTGCTCTTCAAAATCACCGCCGTGCAATGCAATGACTTGAGAAAGAGTCATGATGCCGCTTCGGATTAGATCCTTGTAGGCATTCGCTTCTTTCTGCGGATCGACGAACTGCGCAGCAGGTGCCATCCACTTGGCAGCCATGTAGCGGCCGGGGTTGGTGTCAAAGCCGGGGAGATCAAGCACGCCAGCCATGACGGCCATCTCAAGCCACCTTTCGTAGACCTCTTCGCACAGCGACTCGATCACGTACTGCTGCAGCACTTTGTAATGAGTGCGAGTCTCAAGTAACTCAAGACGAGACGAGCTGTAGTTGCTTTGCGAAAAGTCCGAGCTGACTTGCGTGTAACTACAACCAACCCCGGCCGCCACAGCTCGCAGCATTTGCTGCACAAATGGGGTGAAGCCGTCGTCAGGGCGATTGGGATTGAAGAATTGCATCTCCTCTCCCGGTGCCAAGCGGCGGATGCTGCCAGGCGAGAAATCAAGCACCGACTCCTCGTTGTACGTGCCGTCTTCAAACAACTCCTGATCGGGAGTTTTGACGAATGCCATCATGCTGCTGCTGGCACGAGCGGCGACGATCTCAGCCTCCTCGTAACCCGACAGATTGCGAAGCCGCATGATTGCAGTGGCAAATGCACTGACGCCACGGGTCTGACCCGGACGCTCAATCATGTACAGGTGGATGATGTCATCAGCTGGGATGCGAACCCGCTTTTTGACTGCTTTCTGCGCGTAGCTGAACTGATAATCACCGGGGTGATAGTCGAAGAAGTGATAAGCGACCGGACGGCCCCACTTATCAATCTCGACCCCCATGCGGATCTCATTGCCGTTCTTTTCAATGGCGTTGTAATCGTCATCGAGCAGATCGGATTCGATGATCTCCAGCCCCATTGGGACTGCGCTGCCACCAAATGATTGACGGACAAGGCGAATGAACACCTCGCCCGATTCGAGCATTGAGGTGACACAGAGGCGCTGAATGTCAAACCAGCTGAGCTTGCCGCCTGCATGGCAGCGCTTGGCAGAGCCCCAACGGGTCCACTGCTCTTCAATCCGGCTGTTGACTTCTTCTGCAAGACGCCCGCCACGCTGCATGCGGACTTGGGCCTGCATCTTGATGCCAGTGCCAACAACGTTGTTGCGGACAGCGCGAAGTGCAGCCTTGGCAAAGTCCGAATCACGGACAAGCTGACGTGCGCGGTTACGCAGCAGACGAATGCTGCCCCTGATCTCACTGTCGGCAGAAGTGGCCTGATTGATCCAATCAGAAGTCAGACGATTGTTCTGCGCTGCGGCATAAGCACGCTGCAGATTCTGATTCCGCGTTTGTGCTTCTTGGAGTTGTTGACGCAGGCCGTTGACACGACCGAAACCCAGGAAAGCCATTAACGGAACCTCACTTTGGCCAGACCGGGATTGCCAAGACCCTGGCGGATCTTCTCGCGTCGCCGCTCCATTGCAACTTCATTTTGCAGGGTGCTACGCAGTTCCAACAGCTCGGTCATCTTGTACCGGCGCAAGCTGCGGCCACCGATGCTGTATTCCTGCACCATCCCGCCTGAAGCGAGGGTGCGAATGGCGGCATCTACTTTTTCAAGATCAATCTCGGCGCGGCTGCGATCATCAAATGCGCCGGGGGTGCCGCTGTAGACGGCAGAAGATTTGACAGTGAACTGACCGCGACCAGCCGTGTACTGGGTGTTATCTGTGTCTTCGGTGGCTACTGCTTGCCAAGTCCACAGTCCTGCATCAAAGTCTGTGGTGGTGCTAGCTGGGACCGTGATGCGCCAACCATCACCCTCGGCTGTACCTGTAATTGTGGTCCCCTCGGATGCAGTGTTCGTCCGGGCGTACCACTTCAGGGTGTAAGTGCCGCTGTCAATGACAGTGCCGATCGAATTCGTAAATGACGGCACGTCGAAGATGACGGTGTCGCCTGCGTAAATCAGATCTGGGACAAGAATGGTCACCAGCTAGTCACGAATGAAGGATTACTTCGCCGACGCCGCCTCTGCGGTGGCCGATATGGAGAGTCTATCGGTTTATCAGGCGTTGCATCAGTAGGTTGTTTTTGATTTTTAGGTTGAGCCCGCGCACGCTCAAATTGCTCAAAGATCGTGTTGCGATTAAATCTCATGTACAGGTAGTGCAAAGCGGCGTAGCTGTAGCAGAAGCAGTCCAACGCCTCGTTGCGATCACCAGCCTTCTTCTTCCACTCACGAATGGCGAAACCCTTAACGTAGCGGATGACTTGGCGCTCACTTGTTAGTTGCTTGAAGTAGTCCTGCCCAGCCTCTGCGTGGAAGTGGATGTAACCAGCCCCAGGCTCGTTGTGTTTTAGACGGCCAAACAAGGTGGACTTGATTGTGTCACTGCCCACCGGGAATACTTCGGCCGAGTTCTTCAGGACCTGACCCTTGTAGTTGATATCAACTTTGGAGGGTTTACCAATCGGCGGTTTATTGCGTACCGACTGACCTTTCAAAGCAAATACACCTTTTGCTTTACGAGTTCTGGCATACGCATAGACTTCACTTGTGTAGTGGCCACCAGAGTCCACTCCAATCGCAGCTACCTTCAGCCGTCCGCCATCGGCATGCGGGTAGTCACGCAAAACGACATCGTCCACCTGATCCCACAGCTTCTGACCGGCAGGATCGCCGTAGATCGCTGTATGGCTAATCAGCCAACACTCCTCACCATCGCCGTAGGCGTACAAACCGATCTCAACGCGGTTGTCCTGCACGTCAACACCAGCGCACAAGACACTGGCACCACTTGGCACCTCACCCGCTGGATAAAACTCAGCACGCTCCGAGAGGCTGTCAGCACCAAGCTTGGCCCCAGCTTCTTCCTCCCAGGTTTCTCCCAAAATCGTGTTTACGAACGTCTTTAACAACGGAGCGTCGTTCTTCGCACGTAAAAACTCGGTGACGATCTCTTCCCAACTTTTCCAACCCAATGGCGAATACAAGGAAGACAAATGGAATCCAACCGTCCTCGAATCTTGGCTAGTAGCAGTCGCTCGCCATTCGCCCTTACGAAGCATCTCGCTCTTGTAGTGCTCTGGTATGTGGCACCCGCACGACTCACAGACGTACGCAGCAGTCTTTGGATCGCCGTCGAGCCACCGGATGTTCTTCCACTGCAGCCACTGCATGTGATCGCAATGTGGACAAGGAACGTAGTAGCGCCTTTGATCCGACGCTAAATATTCGGTCTCAATGCGGCTCGTATCTTTGACGGTGGGCGTCGAGGTCAGGATGATCTTGCGCCTGCTAAACGTTGACGCACGACGTTCCGCCAGCGCACAAGGATCGCCTTCACCGTCCACATCCGCTGGGAAAGCATCAACCTCATCAAGAAGCACCCAGCGACAAGGAGCAGAGCGTAGGCCCGTAGCGGAGTTGGCACCCGTAAGTAGAAGGATGCCTCCTGGGAACTCTTTCGAGAACATTGTGTTCCCACTGTCTCGACTTCTCGCGGGGCCGATCTTTTCCGCCAGACAGGGAGTCTCATGAATCAGAGCATCTAGACGCTGCTTTGACAGCCTTTTAGCCATCTCAATCGTTGGCTGCACAAATAAAGCTGGGCCAGGGGCGTGCGCGATCATGTAGCCCACGACGTTATTGATGCCCTCGGTCTTACCCAGCTGAGCGCCTGCCATAAACACCACCTTCTGTACAGGTGAGTTGGCGGACATGCAGTCCATAATTTCCCGCAGATAGGGCGTGCGATCTGTACGCCACGGGCCAGGCTCTGCTGATGCCTTGTTGGACAGCATCCTGTACATGTCTGCCCACTGACTCACGGTGAGATCCGGGTCAGGCTTCAGGCCATTGACAAAAGCCCGGCGGTACACAAGGGCGCCATCACGCATTGGTCAAGCTCTCCAGCGCCTTGCGGATCTCTTCGGTCAAGGTTTGGTGGATGACAACGGGGTCACTCTCTGCGGCCATCTGATTGCTTACACGGTCCGGGATGTTGCCTAATGCATCCCTCACAGCACGCGCAGCTGAAAAAGCCTCACGCTCCACGCGAGACACCTCGACCAGCTGATCTTCCTTGACCTCAAGATCCAGCCGTGCCAGCTCTGCGCGGAAATGCTCTGACTTTGCACGACTCTCATTGAAGCTTGGGATCTCAAGTTCGGCTGATTCTTTGCGCGTGGGACTCACTGAGACCATCGGATTCCCTTCCTTGAAGGTCCGAATCGCCTCTTCTTTGTTCCACTGAATCTTGTTCCCAACGACCGTGAAGCACCCGTCAAAGCGGCCCTGGGTTTTCAGTTGGCTGATCCGCCCTGTAGTGAGGCCCAGCGCTTCAGCGAGTTGTTTGGTGGTACAAGACTCCATTACTCAAATTTAGCCCTGTTAACTCCGAATTAAGCGGAATAAGGCTCCATAACGTTTTTGAGGCATATAATGGTCAACTTTTGGA